CAACTTGTTTAGTCTGATAAGGATCTCTTTGGTGAAGTTCCAGTGCATTTTTATTTACTTGATCTATTTTCATCAAAAGGTCTCTAACATCCAATTCCAAGTGCTCTTCCTTAAAATCATATCCCAAAATATCACCGAAAATAAGACGGGCATTAGTATTTGATAAATTCAAAGCAGGAGGTGTGTTAGGGGTTTGTGATAAACCTTGTAGTTTAAATCTAATCACTTGACTTTTATACAAGCCTGATTTTTCTTGTCCAAAAACATTATATTTTATTTTCATCTCTCCAAAATAATATTCGATACCTTGAATAATTTTCTTTACTTGTTCCTCAGACCATCCCTTGGTATAGAAATTAATTATTAATGAACCATTTTCGTAATATGTACCATCTGGGGCAATTGTGTTATATCCCATTGTTTCCCCAATAGGTTGCATTTTATTTGTAATTCTATTCATCAAGACATTAGTTAGGTCATCTAATTCTTGGACATTATCTGTATAATCAAAATCTTTAACAGAAACACTGACGCTTTCTCTGAGTTGTAGCCATTCATTAAAATTTCTCATATTATTTCTCATATTTAGAATATGCCAATTCTTGTAATTGAATTTTGAACTCATCATATTTATCGAATGATTTTCTAAACTTTTTTTCTTTAGAAATCATCAACTTGATGGGAGATAGATCCAATTTATTTTTTAGTTTAACAAGGCTGCTTTTATATCCTGCTGCTACTGATTCTGATCCAACATCCATCAATTCTTTATTTACATATTGTAAATCTTCTGGTTCTAGGTACAGTGATAGATCATCTGACTCTGAAATGCTCAACAAAATCAAGAATTCTTTAATACCTTTTGTTTCTCCACCAAATATTTTTATTCTTCTTTCTATTGCATAAACAATTCCTTTTATCATTTTGTTTTTCCAAAAAACTTGTTCTTCACCGACATGATCTTTTAATTTTTTATCATAGATTATGAATGTGCCAGAATCATCTGCAAACAACAAATAATCTTTTGGATCATTTGATCCTAATTGTTTGTCAGATACTTTTTTCTCAGGAATCTTTTTAAAAGATGAGTTTGTGGGTAGAGCACCTTTAACAGAATCAATAATTTGTTTTACTTTTTCTTTAGTAACTTGTCCACTTCTGATTAGGTGGCTATACATACCTGATTGTAGATATTCTCTAACTGCTTGTCTGTGCATACTTTGGAATGTTGCATAACCTGCGCTTGTAAAACCGCCTGATGTTTTTCCTGGTTCTAGACTCCAAGCTATTTTAGCTAGCATTGTTCCCAAACCAAATCCTTGATATTCATCTGCAACACGATAGAGGACGCAGCCCCATTCATCATCACATCCACCAATATAGACATTATCAGCAAAGACACCCACAGAGTATCCATACCTATTTTTTTCGAATCTTTTCAATAATTCTTCTTTTGTAAAGTAGATTAATTCGTTTTTTTCAGTTCTTAATGGTTCTCCATATTCATTGGTTTTTACATATTTCAATTCTATTTTATCCTTTTTTGCCATTCTGAATTCAAATCTTATTCCGTTGATAATTTTATTTTGTAGAAGTTCTGGATAATTATTCTTTTCTCATAATCTTTATTTCTTCCTTCGACGTTAAATCTATAAGCAGAAGATGGATGAGATTTATTTCCAGGATTAATTATTTGGTACAATTCATCTTGGGTTAGGAGAGCGGGATCAACCATTTTTTTAACATATGGTTGTGTAGCTTCGAGCCATTTTTTAAAATTATTGTTTATCATTAGTTAATTTAATGAACACTGGATAGGTGGACATATTAGGTATTAATGATGGATATTGTTCTTCATGAACTTTTTTTCTCATTGAGAGTTCGAGTTCAGGAGAGACATCTGGAAAACGATACGGATACATATTTAATTTTTTAGAAACGATAGAAACAATGGATTCATCTTCATTATGTTTTTGAAAACCAGGATAATCCGGTTTGCCCATTTCGTTATTCACTCTTTCTATCTTATGTGGCAATCCTGGACGATTTTTATAATTATCTTTTCGCCAGCCCATGGGTTCTTCTCCGGGCATTACAATTCTTGGATCGCAACAGTATTTCAACATTGTTGTGAAGAAGTGTCTTGCCGTATCATCCTTTCTGAAGAGAATTAGGCCGCCCACCCGCAAGGGCGTATGAGTATATTTCTCTTCATCTGCATCCATTAAAATAAAACAATCTCTTTTTGTAAAATGCGCAGCTAAATTCCGTTGTCTGTAAGTCATTACTGAAGAGTTCTCTTTATTTTTTTTGAGAGTTTCTATAACGGGATTTATAGAATTGGTAAAATAACAATCACAATCACAATAAAACAAATAAGAGCCTTCTTCAATTGACTTATCTTCCAATAATTTCATAGCAAGGTGGAATTTCCAAAGCCAGTAGCCAGCACCTCTTCTTTGTTTCATTATGAACTTATTGTCTTCAATAAAACTTTTGTCTATGTTATTTTCTCTGAAACAGAAAACTTTATCGAATTTTCCATTTTTAAGGGCCATTTGTTTATTTTTGGTTTGAGCTTTAACATAGCCATAATTTGCATAGTTGAATAATATCTTTTGCATAAAGATATATACTCTTATGACATTGCTAAACCGAAATGGGACACCTTACAAGGCAGTTGGATCAATACAGCAGTTTGATCCAGAGGCACCAGAGCATGATTTATTCAATTTTTGGGATGAAGAAATTATCAAGATGGGTGGGGCACCTATTTTTTATCATGAGGTTTTTATACAAAAGGCGACGATTGATCCTCTTTACTGGGAAGATAGGGGAAAACTATTTGCTCCTAACGGAGTGCAACTTTGGGGATTTTACGAACCAGTGGAACAGCAGAATTTTGCAACGGCTCTTGGAATAGATTCACCAGATGAGATCAAGGTTGAGTTAAATTATCGAGCTGTTTTAAAAGTTATTGGGCATCCTCCGAAGGTAGGTTCGAGGATTTTTACTCCTCATAAGCGAGAGGATTGGTTAATTGTTCAAAGAAAACTTGGCGAATACAAGATGTGGTCGGAAATTAGACTCATACTTATTTGCCAGAGATTCCAGGAAGACATGATGACTGGAGAGGGACAAGTCACTCAACGTAGCCCTGACTTCACTATAAACTAGAGGTAAAAATGTTAGAAGATGTATCTATAACGACCAATGCATTTAAAGATCCCATGTTTAAAAGAAAATGGCATCGATACAAGGATTTGTGGGCGAATCAACGTGAGTTAAGAAAGCAAGCCGATGACGGCCGTAATCAGCGTCATGACGAAGAGGAATTCAACACATTCCGCTGTGAAAAATGTGGGGCAGATACAGATGTTGCTAATTCTAAGATTGTGAATTTAGGTGGTCAAGATCGCTTAGTTTGTGACATATGTGAGAAGAAGTTGCGTGCTAGTGGATTCAAAGAATGGTTAGAAGCAGTAGAAAATGGTAGACCGCACCCACCTAGAAAGATGAAAAAAAGCAGATTTAAGGAAAAGATAGGGGTTAGGGATTTAAGAAGAGATTTAAGCAAGGATTATAAAGGTCACATAGAAATGAATGGAGACATAGAGCCATTTAAACTTCTCGGATCAAAAGGCAAGTCAATTGCTCCTGTTGCCCACTAATTTTATGAATTTTTTTGAAAAATTTAAAAGGTATTTTAGGTTTAGGGAGTGGAGCTATATTTTCTTCAAAAATATAGACTGGAATTCTTATTGTGGGTTTTTTAATTTTATAATACTTCATGGATACAATAGTAGAGGGAAAAAATGTCAGAAATAAACAATCCAGGTAATCAGAACAAAAAGTCTTTAAATGATTGTGCGAACAAATCTCCTTTACTGGGTGATCTTAATGAAGATCGTCCAGTTCCTTTTTGTGATGCGGATAGCACTTTAAATTTAAACACTTTGAGTCAGATGCCCGACTTAGGATATTTAGATAAGAACTGTGAAGAAATGAGGGGTTTGGGCAATCAGCAAAATTGTGACCCAATGCAATCTGGCAAGATTCGTAATGATCCCAACAATCCTAGCAGGGATCATTTGTTTCGTTATACGAAGGCGATACGGGGTTGTGATGAGGCAATGCTAGATTTATTCCGAGGAATAGAAATTATAGACATCAATGGAAACGTCAATCCAGTACCGATTATTTATGCAACCTATGAGCGGGCGGTAGCTGTTTTATTGCAGGACAATGTGAGAAAAGACAACAGTTTAGTTACTGATCGGATTAGGTTACCAATGTTATCTATTTCTCAAACAGGCATAGAAGCTGATGAAAAGAGATATACATATCACCAAGCATTAAATTACCTTCGTGCATTAAGGAGTGATGGCAAGCCTGGATTTACAATTAATGAGAAATTTGAAAGGGACACAGTATTTGGTGTTGCGAGAGGTTTACCGATTAATATTAGTTATGAACTTAATGGTTGGACATGGTACGTGGAGGAAATGGATCAAATATGTGAACAAATAAACCTAAAATTTAGCCCGATTGCGTATATAAATGTAAGAGGAGTTTTTTGGGAGACCATTGTTAAAAGAGCAGGACAGGCCAACAACATTGAAACAGAACCAGGAGACAAACAAAGAGTTGTGAAGTTTAAATTTAATTTTACAGCAGAAACATATATACCTCAGCCTGTCGTTAGGAAGAAGGCAGTATTGAAAGAAAGAATAGATTTTTTTAATAGCGTGAATGAAGAAGAAATTACAGAGGTAATTGATAGATTGGAGATTTCAGTTAAAGATTTGGAAAACGAATTATAAATGAGCAAGAAATGTTAGAAATTACAAATAAACAAAAGGGTCCAGTTCAATTGGTTGTTAAATCAAAGACTCGTTCTCGTTCTATGACGGTCTTAAATATCCCTGGTATAGGATCTGGTAATAATGTTCGTTATTGTCCAGATGAGTTAGTAACAGAATATATTGAGCGGGCAGAGAAAAAATTTAAACTCATTAAGACTAAATATGTTCCAGATGACAAATTCATTAAGAAAAACAAATAAGGGAGATTTATTATGCCGATCATAAGGGGATTTCCGCCAAGCAATACAATATCGCCAAGCGTAAGAATCACTGAGAAGGATTTAAGTTACTATCCTGCTGAACAAAGTTTTCACAGGGCTGGATTAGTTGGGTTTGCATCAAAAGGACCAATTAATCAACCAACACTAATTGCAACCAAGAGAGCATTAAATACTACTTTTGGATATCCGCACCCAGATGTGAGCGATCCGTATCTCATTTATGCGGCAGAACAATATTTATTAGTTGCTAATGAGCTTTATGTCGTCCGAGTTGGTGACGAAGATAATGTAAGCGACGAAAAAGCAGCCACAGCAGAAATTGAAATTGAAGCTGCTGGTGGACAAATAATTGTCATTGGTAGCGTAACTGAACCGTTTACATTTGCTGAAGATTCATTCTTCAAATGGAGATTAAATGGTCGTTTGGCCTCAAAAACTTTGGTGATTTTAGCTGATGTTTATACCGCTGATGAATTAATTGTAGTTTTGAATGCACAACTATCAACTTACTATGATGGTATTGAATTTGGAACAAGTGATAATTATTTGACAGTAGAGACAACTTGGGCATATGGTCCAAATTCTTCTTTAGAGTTTGTTTCCGTTCAAGATGCTATGTATAACGAAGTAGGATTTGGTACTGCTATGACGGTAGCATCTCTTACTTCGACCAATGAGCGTTATCCTGACGATTCATATCAAACTGGCGGTCAATGGGATTTTAATGGTTTGACCAATTTGAATTTACAAATTGTTATTGATGGTACTGATAACGTACTTATCGACAACATAATTCAAACTGTTGATTTAGAAGATTTAGAAGGATCGATTAATACTACAGCAGAAATTGTTCAAGAAATTAATGATGCTATTACTAACGGCGACGTTCCTGGTGGTTTTGAAGCTGCTGCGATAGGCAACAACATTCAATTACGAACCTTGCACGCAGGAGTAGATGCCAGATTTTTGGTTAAATCCTCAAGTACAGCAGATGTCATTTTGGGATTGGATAATGTTACGCATAGCGGAACAAGTCCTTCTGGTAGTGCTGATGATGTCGCTGTGGCTACTTTTGGGATTATTTATGGAAGTGTAAACGTAGCTGGCACACTTAGTATAACAGTGACTGCTGAAAGTTCGGGTATTGAAGGAAACAATACACAAACTCAAATTATCAACGATACCACTGAGGGTGTGTTTACCATTGTAGTTTACAGTAATGGAGTTGAAGTTGAATCCTTTGGTAATTTAACTATGGATTCTTCGAGTAGATATTATGTAGAAACATATTTGACATTAGTTTCTGATTACATCCGTGCCGAGCACAACACATTAACTAATGCTCCACCTACTGATGGGACTTATACATTGGTTGGCGGTACTGATGGTATTCCTTCTGATCCTACCGATCAAGATACTTTACTTATTGGTAATTCATTAGGATTCACAGGTTTATATGCTATGAGTGAACCAGAACAAATCGACATCGATTTAATTGCTATTCCTGGTCATAGTTCTACAGATGTTGTAGAAGCCTTAATTGATTTTTGTCAAAATGTTCGTATGGATTGTATGGGCATTATTGATCCTCCGTTTGGTTTAACTGTCAATGAAATTGTGGATTGGCAGAATGGAACACATCCTTTGAACACAACGAGATTCGATTCTGACTTCGCAGCACTTTATTGGCCATGGGTAAAACTTAGAGACACCTATAACAAGGTTGATGTTTGGGTGCCGCCAAGTGGTTCTATTATGGCTGTATATGCCAGAAATGACCAATATGCGCAACCATGGTATGCTCCTGCGGGCGCTAACCGTGGTATTGTTCCAACGATTACCGATGTGTTTACTCGTCCTACTCAACTGGAAAGAGATGATATGTATGGTAATCGAAACTGCATCAACCCTGTTGTGCAGTTTGCTGATTTCCAAAACTACGTGGTTTGGGGTCAGAAAACCATGCAACGCCGTCCAACGGCTTTAGATAGAGTAAGTGTCAGAAGATTAATGCTTGTGATTGAAAAAAGAATTAGAACTGCATCTATGAGATTGTTGTTCGATCCACATGATGATATCTTCCGACAAAAATTCATTCAAATAGCCAAAGGTGTTTTGGATGATGTTAAAGTTGGTAGAGGCTTATATGATTACATCATCAAAGCCGACGATGAAATTAATACTCCAGACGTAATAGATCGAAATGAATTCCGAGCAAGAATTGGTATTCAACCTGTAAAAGCTGTTGAATTCGTATTTATTGAATTCAGCGTCCATAGAACTGGCAGCTTTACCGAGAACACAGAACAACCTTATACATCATAAACAATGTTAAACTTTGGGGACTATTTATAGTCCCCAAAGTTAAAAATAATCTTTTTAGGAGATAATATGGCAACGCAAAGAGCAAACATGGGTTTAGGCGAAATAGGCAGTCCTAAATTAGTATTTAAAAGAAAGTTTAGATGGACTTTTAGAATTGAAAATATCTGTGGAAATCAAGATATTGGAGAACATTTTGTAAAAACTGCTGGCCGTCCTAGCTTAGATATTGAAGAAACTGAAATCAATTTTTTGCATGGCAAAAAATGGATTCCTGGCAAGGCTACGTGGCAATCGATCACCTTGACCTATTACGATGTAGCCAGTAATGAACAAAAAGGATTATGGAATTGGTTAACATCA